CCGAAGCCCGACGCCGCCCCGGCATCTGGGGAGTGGGATGGATGCCCTGCTGAGTGTGGCGGGTGCCCGATGAACGACATCGAGAACCACCCCTGCCAGTGGCTCGGATGCACGAAGCCGAAGCCCGCCGCCGCCCCGGCGCTGCCGACGCTGGCGGAGCTTGACGCCTGGATCGCGGACTTCACCTGTGGGCGCATCGAAACGAGCGACCGGGCGAAGCAGCGGTTCGCGCTCCTGTTGAGCCTCCGCCCGCTGGTGGAGGAGGCCGAGTGCAAGGCCGCCATTGAGGCGATGGGGTTCCGGTGGGTGCAGTGTTACAGCAGCATCATGGTATCAGGCAACGGCATCAAGCGGTTCTTCACCGACTGGCCCGCCGCCCGCGACTGGGCTGTTGAGCAGGCTAAGCAGGCGGCGAGGGAGCGCGTTGCGGCGGCGGGGGCGTAGAGCCCCGGATAGAGCCCCGGGTAGCGACCCCCGGATAGAGCCCCCGGATAGAGCCCCGGGATAGTGGCCCCGGGATAGTGGCCCCCGATAGAGCCCCGGGTCGAAACCCGGGACAGAGCCCCGGGTTGAAACCCGGGGCTCGGGGGCGGCGAAGCCGCCAAGCGTCCCAGGGCGCGAAGCGCCCTACGGGACGCATACGGAGACGGATGACGGCTGATCGGTCGGGGCGGGAGGTGATCCTGCCAGGGAGTTGGCTCCCGCCCCGAGGGTACTGCCACACCATCCGAGACCCCCAGGCCAGCGGCCTGATCGGTCTCCTCGCGAACCCCGGGCCCGGTCGGTCCGGCGTGTCGCTGGAGGTGTACGCGTGAGTATAGCACAGCGCAATGGGCGTGCAGGGAAATCCGGGCAGGGCGGCGTGTGGTGGTTCTGGGCTGCGTTCATCATCCTGTGGGTGGCGATCGTGGTGCTGCTGTGGTGCGATGAGGAAGCGCACGCGGGGACGGGGCTGGTGGTGGGGAGGCAGGTTGGTGGGAGGGCCGCGACCGCTTGCGGTCGCGCGGAGGTGCGGCGTGGTGCCGGCGTCGATGACGCCGGGTGTCCACAAGCGCAACCGGGTTTGTCGCCCCGGGTTGAGCGGCCGGGTTTGTCGCCCCGGGTTGAAACCCGGGTCTCGGGGGGCGGCCACCAGACCGTTCCGGTCTGGACGCCGAGCGCCCCAGGACGCTGCGCGTCCTACGGGGCGCAAACGGCGACGGCTGCGGCGACGGCTACGGATGGGGACCCGTTTCGGCGGTGCGCGGTGCGGGCGCTGCGGGGGGACTTTGGGGCGCTGGAAGACTGGCAGCGCGTAGGCTATGCCCGCGGGCTGCGGCTTGGCGTGCGCGCTGATCGGCGGCTCGTAGTCACCCAGTACGATGGCGAGCACCCCGATGGGATCATCGACCGGCGCGAGCGCCCCTGCACCCTGCGGACCGCCGCCAGCAACCTGATCAGCGAGAACGCATGGGTGTGGGTGGTGCTGCCCCACGGCGGCGCGACCCTGCGCCAGGTGCGGGACTGCGGCGCGAAGAGCAACGACCCCCGGGCGGCGCGGCTCGGTGGGACCTGGGTGGACCTGTGGTTTCCCACCGTGGCCGCGGCGCGACGCGCCGGCGTGGACACCTGGCTGCCGATGATGGGGGCGGTGGTGGAGCAGTGAGCTTCCCACTTGAGAAGCACCAGGTCGATGTGCTGCTGGGCGCGATCACGACCCACGCGGCCCTCAGTTACATGCTCGTCAACGGCTGGGAGCCCGAGGACACCAACCAGCGAGATGACGGTGTGCGCATCCACTGGCTGGAGAACGAAGCCACCGCCGCACGGATCATCATGCAGGAGGGTGACCCGCGGTACATCGATGCCAGCGAGCGGATACACGCGGCCATCAAAGCCTGTGCGCGGGTTGAGCGGCGCTGTGAGTGCGCCGTCATGCTGGAGATGCTCGCCATGAGCCTGGGGGGTGCGGCCCGATGAAGCTGATCTACGTGGCGGGGCCTTACCGGGCTGAGGGGTGGGGGGAGGTCTGGCGCAACGTCTCGCGGGCCGCGGATCTGGCCGCGGAGCTGCTGCGGGCCGGGCACGGCGTCATCTGCCCCCACACCATGACCTACGGCTGGGAGATGTACCGGCTCGAGGACAGCGTGTTCCTCGCGAACGGCCTGGAGCAGCTGCGGCGGTGTGACGCCGTGGTGCTGGTGGACAGCTCCTCGCGGCCCTGGTACAGCTCGGCGGGGACGCGGCAGGAAGTGGCGGTGGCGGTGGCGGCCGGGATCCCGGTGTACGCCTCCGTGTACGACCTGCAGCACGAGCGGCCGCTCAACGCGGCGCACCTGATGCTGACGGTGGGCAACATCGACGGATAGGGCACCTACACCACAGATACGGAGGGTCATCATGGACCCGTTGACTGGCTGGCTGGTTGGGACGGCAGTGTTTGTGTTGGGCGGGGTGGTGGGGTTCTTGGCGGGCCATGTCTGCTGCGAGCTGGCGCAGGACGCCATGCACGCGAAGCGCGCCCCGCTCGCGGCGCGGACGGATTGCCTGGAGGGACGGCTGATCGGCACGAATGTGCTGGACGACGAGGCCCGCGCGAAGCTGGATGAGCTGGCCGAGCACGTGGCGGTCAAGCTGACCGAGGCGGAGACGCGAGTGACGGGGCTGGTGAACCGGGTGGTGGAGTTGGAGAAGCGCGGGGTGTATGACGACACCGAGCTGCGGTGCGAGTTCGATGCCGAGCTGCGGAAGGCGCGGGAGAAGGCGACGGAGCAGGTCGATGGTCTGCGCAAGCGCACCAGCGAGAAGTTCTCGCTGCGGGATCGGAAGATCGAGGACCTGTACGGCCGCGTGGGGGTGCTGATCGAGCGGACGGATGTGCTGTCTGCTCTCTGGACTGCCCCGGCGCCGATCCCGGCCCCGACGCAGAACACCGTCAAGCCCAAACCCCGGAAGAAGGTGGCGTAGATGAGCCGACCAGCTGGGATTGCTGAGGCTGTGCGCCGGGTGCTGGACATCGAGAGTGGCAGGCGGCGGCCTGAGCCGCTGACCGCGGCGCAGATCGCCGAGCGCTGCCGGGTGACGCGGCTGGCGCCGGAGGCCCGCGACGACCAGGTCAAGGGCTGCGTGCAACGGCTGCGGGCGAAGGGCTACAACATCGAGACCAGCGTGGTGCAGCGCCAGGGCGAGCGGGCGGAGCCGGCGCGGTACCGGATGGTGGGGCAGTGAGGGGATGCGGGCGGGGGTGGGCGGCATCCCCCCCCTCCCCCGGGTTGAAACCCGGGGGAGGGGAGCGGGGAAGCCGCTGAGCGTCCTCGCGGACGCTGACGGAGACGGAGACGGATCACGGCAACGACAACCGGGCCACGGGCCCGATGGAGGGATCTACGTGGAGGTCATCTACGACGCGGCGATGGCACGGGAACGGCTGGGGTGCGGGAGGACGGCGACGGAGGACGGCGGCAAGCAGGGATGCTTGCCCCACGCGCCCTGCGGGCGCACGGCTGACGGCGGGGGGCGGGCGCTGCGGATTGCCCTGGTGGGGCGGATGGGGTCGGGCAAGTCTACGGCGGCTGGAGTGCTCGAGCGCGAGTATGGGTTCCGGCGCATCGCCCTGGCGGACCCGCTGTACCAGCTCGCTGAGTGCGCCAACCGGCCCGACCGGCTGATCGAGGCCATCGAGGTAGTGGCCGACGTGATCGCGGCCCGGTGCCTCGTCCTGGGGCCGATGAACGACTGGCCGAAGGATGTCAACTACTACGCGGTCATGGGCCAGGTCGTGGGGCTGTGGCAGAAGCACGGGGCGGCCCTGACCCGCTGGCAGGCTGCGGGGTGCGTGCGCTCGCTGCACAAGCCCCGGGCGTTCCTGCAGGCGCTGGGGACCGATGTCTTCCGCGCCATTAACGAGGACATCTGGCTCAAGCACTTCCTGCAGCGGGCCCTGCGCCTGGAGGGGCCGCTGGTGTGCGACGACGTGAGGTTCCCGAACGAGGTTCGCTGGATCGGGAGGGCGGGCTGGGCGCTGGTGCGCTGCGAGTGCCCGGAGGAGGTGCGGCTGGGGCGCGTGGCCGCGTTCTACGGCGAGGTCAGCGCCGCCGAGCAGGCGCACGTGAGTGAGCAGGACCTGGGCGAGCGGGCTTGGGCGTACGTGCTGGACTGCTCGGGGAGCATGGAGGAGGAGGCGCGGGAGGTGCGGGCGATGGTGGAGGAGCTGGACCGCTCGGGGAAGTACGGCCGGGTCATGGGGGTGGTGTGAGTGGAGCGGGACATGGCTGAGCGGATGGCTACTCTGACGGCGATCGGGAGGTGCGTGGAGGCGGTGCTGGCGGCGGGCGGGATCGTCCGGGCTGTGGGGATGGGGACGCTGCAGCTGGTGTCGGTGGAGATGCTCGGCGGGGAGCGCCAGACGTGGCAGGGCGCTGACGGTGCGCCCTGGGTGCGGGCGGAGGCGTGGGTCAGGCAGCAGGTTGCGACACGATGACTACCGACACGGAGGCCAGGCCCATGGAACAGACAGCGACGAACGGCCTCAACCCGGTGGTGGTGGCGCTGGTGCGGGACCTGTGGGCGGCGCTGGCGGACGGCGTGAGCCCCAGCCACCTGCACGCCATGCTGCGGCTGCGCAACCGGCGCACCATCGGCATGGTGGACGCCGCGGCCCGGGCAGTCCGGGACATCAACACCACCGTGGACGAGATCATCTCGACCTGCCAGGCCGTGGTGCGGGCCGAGGCCGACGCCGCGGCGGACACGGCGGTGGGGAACCTGATCAAGGGCCGCGGCGATGGGGATGCCTGCGACGGGAACATGGTCCTCTCGGCGGCGCAGCGGAAGGTGGTGCTGTACGGGGCGCTCCATGCCCAGGTGCGCGAGGCCGTGGAGGAGAGCACCGGCGACGAGGACCTGCGCGTCGTGGATGTGAAATGCAGCAGGAACTGATGGCGCGCAAAGTGCTTGACGTGCTGCACTCGGTCTGATACACTACCCACAGCGCCGTATCAGCGTGCCCGGACCCGAACGGTCCGGGCACGCTTGGTTCTGGTGAGCGGTGGGGTGGTGGAGCGCGACCCCCAGACCGTCCCGGTCTGGGATCGGTCGCGGGCACGGAGGTGCGGCGCGGTTGGCGCCCCCGGATAGAGCCCCGGGTTGAAACTCGGGGGCGGCGAAGCCGCCGAGCGGCCCAGGACGCTTCGCGTCCTACGGGGCGCGGACGGCATGTCGTGGCACGACCGTCCCGGTCGTGCGGGTCAGCGGACATGACCGAGACGGTCATGCCACGGACGGAGACGGCGCGGTGCAACTACGTTCACGACGAGGCCCGGGCATCATTGCCTGGGCCTTTCACGTTCTGGAGCCCCCGGGGTGGACGCTGACCTGCGTCTCGCCCAGGGCGCGGTGATGGCTGGCCCTCCACGGCCTGTCCGCCCCGGGGGGCCAGAGATTGCTTTGGGGCCGCCGGCGTGATGCCCCATCCATGGGGCGCCCCTCGCACAGCGAGGAACGCTTGCGGACCGACAGCTCGGCAGAACCCACTGCCCACGACGACTGCGATGATACCTGCCGGCGGCCCCACGACGATCACGGAAGCGGAGGGGATGGGCATGGCGCGTCAGGAGGATGCGGCCCTGGCGCTGTTCGCCGAGAACGTCGAGCGCTGGCGCGATGACATCGTGGCCTTCGCCCAGGAGACCATCCAGATCGTGCGGCCCGACACCGGGCGGCTGGGGCCCCTGGTGCTGGAGAAGCACGAGAAGGCGTGGCTGCGCGAGGCGACCCGCGAACTGGCCGACGGATCGGTGGCCTGGGGCACGGTGGTGGCGAGCTGGCCCAAGCGCGAAGGCAAGTCGCTGTGCGTGGCCATCCTGATCCTATGGCGCATCTGCTGCTGGCTCAATCAGCACTGCGTGGTGCTGGCGAACTCGGAGCGGCAGGCGGCCAGCGTCATCTACGACGAGCTGGTCAACTTCTTCGCCCACTCGGAACTGCTGCGGACCTTCGCCAGCTCGGACGACATCGAGCGCAAGAAGCTGCGGGTGGTGCTCAACGGCAACACCGTGGAGTGCGTCCCGTGCAACCAGCGCACCGTCCAGGGCGTGGCGGTCACCGGGATCCTGGCGGTGGACGAGCTCCACGCCGCCCCGGACATCGAGGCCTACAACTACCTGGCCGCCCAGACTGAGATGCGTGACGCGCAGATCGCGATTAGCAGCCAGGCCGGAGTGCCGGACGAGAGCAATGCGGTCTGGCGGCTGTACCAGGCCAGCCAGCAGGACGGCGCCAGCGTCTTCTTCTCCTACGCCGACCGGCACATGAGCCCCTGGGCCGTGTCGCTGGCGGCACGGCAGAAGCCCACGCTGATCCCGGCCGAGTACCGCAAGCTGCATGAGAACGGCTGGGTCGGCCTGGGCGAGAAAGCCTTCGAGCCGGATGACCTGGACGCGGCCGCGCAGGACTACGGCGAGCCGCGGACCCGGGCTGACCTCATGGCCCTGGTGCAGACCTGGGGTTTCGGGCACCTGATCATGGACATCGGCATGGGACTGGACAGAGCCGGGGTCGGGACCGGCGGGGACCGCAGCGTGCTCACCACGGTGGCGCGGTTCAGCGACCCGCAGCGGGTCTTCCCGGCGCAGTACCGGGTGCTTCGGGTGGACGTGTTCCGCACCGGAGCCGAGGCTGAGATCCTGTCGGCCTTCCGCGACCTGCGGGAGATGACCGGCAGCAGCCCGGGCATCATCATGGAAGCCTACGGCTGCAGCGATCTGGCGGACAAGGTCAAGGGCGCAAGCCTCGAAGCCCCCACCCCCAGGCGGCAGCACCAGATGTTTACGGCGCTGTGGCGGGCGCTCAACGAGCGGCGCCTGGCGTACCCGGAACTGGCCGGGCGAGACCACCGCAAAGAGCGCGACGGCCTGCTGAAATCGGAGCTGGTGGGGTTCGAGTACGGGTACGGGACCGCGGGACTGATGCGGTACGGCACCCAGTCGGGGCATGACGACACGGTCTACTCCCTGGCCTGGGCGCTGGAAGCCGTCCCGGACGAGGGCACACAACACGTCTACCGCGCCGATGAGATCGCGGTCTCTGCTGGAGGAGGGTGGGTCGCGAACTATGCCTGACAACACCGTCGAGGTCGGCAAGCCGCGCACCAACTCCAGCGCCATGGATGCGGGCGCCGGGTGGGAAGAGTACACCTTCGGGCCCTACAAGCGCTTCCCTGAGCGCCAGCACCTGATCGCCGAGTACTGGCTGATGCGCACCTACGACCCCGTGGTCAAGCGCGTGCTGGCCCTGCTGCGCACCCTGATCTGCAACAACGCCGGGCGCTACACCCACCCCGATGGCCGGGTCGAGGAGACCGTCAACAGCCTGATGGCCAGGCTGAGCGGCGGCCTGGACGGCGTCATGGGCTCGATGCTCTCGGCGCTGTGGGCCGGGTACGCCGTGGCCGAGAAGCTGTGGGCCACCAGCGGCAGCGAGTGGTGGGTGGACCGGGCGCTGCTGCTGCACCCGGTGACCTTCTTCAACTCCATGGCCTCGCGGCCTGAGGAGAAGGACGGCATCCGGCTCGACCCCAAGAGCGGCCAGGTGGAGAAGTTGGTGCAGTACGGCCGCCAGGCGGGCTCGGCGTCGGTGGAGCACAAGCGCGCTGACGTGCTGTACTGGCCGCTGTTCCCCGAGCTGCGGGAGCAGGTCTACGGGCAGAGCGTGCTGGCCAGTGCGCGGCGGGCCTGGTACTCCAAGACGATGATGGAGAACTACTGGAACACCTTCTGCCAGAAATGCGCCATGCCGGTGCCCGTGTTCCTGTGTCCCGACGGAACGGTGCGGGACCCGGAGACGAACCAGGACATCACCATCGGCGCGTTCATGGTCAAGCAGTGGCAGAAGGTCGAGCCGGGATCGGCCATGTCGCTGCCGATGCGCGACGGCCTGACGCCCGAGGTCATCACCCTGGTGCCCAGCGATGGCGCCAGCGTCTCGTTCGAGCGCAACGCGAACTACTGGGTGAACCAGCTCTTTGACAGTATGCTCACCCCCCGGATCATCCTCGAGGAACCCGAGCACGCCAGCCGGGCCCAGACCGGGACGGTGCTGGACCTGTACTACATGATGGTGGCGGGGATCATGCAGGAGCTGGGGACCGTGCTGGTCGGTCAGCTCGCCGCCCCGCTGATCGCGGCGAATGTCGGGGCCGACGTCGAGGCCGGATCGTGGAAGTGGGCGCCGCTGCAGACCTCGGATCTGGAGATGCTGGCGCGGGTCTTTGAGACCGTCGAGCGCGGCAAGTCGCAGTCGCTGATGAGCGGCGGCGGGCTGAGCGAGGCCGATGACGCGAAGCTGCGGGAGACGTTTGAGGTGATCTATGCGGAGGACGGCGGGGACACCGGAGCGAGCGGCGCATACGATGGATCAGAGACGGAGACCCCGGTTGAAACCGGGGTCTCGGGGGCTCCAGACCGTTCCGGTCTGGGAGCCAATCGCCCCCCGGACCTGCGGTCCGGTACGGGCGGGCCGGCGGCGCACGGCGACCGGGCGGGGGCCGGGCGGATGGCGAGGTATGCCTGATGGCCTATCGCAAGCCGCCGCGGGCGCAGGTGCGGATGGGAGAGACGGAGCGAGCGCTGCGGGTCGCCCTGGCGCAGGCTGACCGGCGCTACTGGGACGAGGTGGCGCGGGCGGTCGAGAACTCGAACGACCCGCGCGCGGCGCTGCGGGTGCAGTACCCGGACCTGGCGCCGGTCGAGCGGGTGTACGTGGCGGCGATCTCCACGGCGTGGAACGACGCCGGGGCCTGGTCGCAGTGGGCGCTGGCGAAGCGCGGGCGGGGGCTGCTGCTGGGGGCGAGGACGGCACGTGTGAGCGCCCATGCAGCGACGGCCCCGGTTGAAACCGGGGCCTTGGGGGCCTGCGGCCAGGATGCCCCTCCGGGGCGCTCCCCGGTGGCGGAACGTATCATCGCGCAGAGCCACAGCCGGCGCGATCGGGACGTGTTGACGCACGCGGCGAGTGAGCCGCCTGATGTTGAGGCGGTGCGGCTGATCCTGGAGGGGGAGGAGATGGTGATCCCCCGGGAGAGCATCGAGCGGTACGCGGCGCGGCACATCCCGCAGCTGCGGAACGTCACCGATGAGCGGCGCCGGGAGACCTGCCGGGACCTGATCACCCGGGCCGTGAGCGAGGAGCTCGATGTGCGCCGCACGGCGGCGCTGCTCAAGTCTGATGGGTTCGGGCTGTCGGCGTGGCACCGGGAGAACATCGCCCGCACCGAGGCCGGGCACCTGTACAGCCACGGCTCGGTGGCGCGGTTTCGCTCGAGCTCGGCGGTCACGGGCCTGCGGTACGAAGCGGTCATGGATGACCGGACCTCGGATGTCTGCGAGGAGCTCCACGGCCAGGTGTTCCGGGCCGACGACGTGGACGGGGTGACGCCGCCGCTGCACTTTCAGTGCCGCAGCGAGCTGCAGCCGGTGCTGTTCGACGAGACCCCGGACAGCTTCAGCGACCCGGCCGGGTTCCTGGGCGACGAGAGCACACCCAACCCGCTGGCTGGGTTCGGGGCCCTGGACATCGAGGGGATGCCGGGGGCGCGATCGCCGGCGGAACTGTACCGGCCGCTGGCGGAGAGCGAGAAGGCGGAGATGCGGGAGTTGTACCACCAGGTGATCGACGAGGCGCGCAGGCGCTGGCCTGACGGCGGCTTCTGAGGGGGTGGGCGGGGACGGAGTACGGCTGTCCGTCGCGGTGCGGTGCCCGGTGTGGACCCGGGTTGAAACCCGGGTCTATGGGACCTCGGCCGGGAAGCCCTCGCGGGCTACAGGACTGACAATCTGAGGGGTGAGAGCATGGAGCGACGGCGGTATGTGAGCGACCTGCAGGCCCCGGGGACGGCTTTTCCGGTGCGGATCGTGGAGACCGATGGCCAGGTCATCGCCCGTGGGCTCCCCTTGATGCGGGTGGGGACGTGGAACGGCTGGGAGTACACGATCGACGACCTGCGGCAGATCGCTGCGAACCACGGCCTGGTGCGTGAGGCCGATGGGACCGAGCCGGCGCTGCTGCCACGGCATGGGATCGACGCCGACGGCAAGCCGGTGGAGATGGACAGCCGCGAGGTGATGGCGTGGTTCACGGCCCTGTACGTGGACGAGGCCACGCAGACCCTGCTGGGGGATGTGCGCATCGTTGACTACGACATGCGCTTCGACATGGCCGAGGGCAAGCTGCGGTACCTGAGCACGGAGATCTGGGACGGGTACACGCTGGCGCCAGCGGAGGGTGAGGCCGAGGGGCAGAACATCGGCCGGGTGATGAAGGCCTGCGCCTGGGTGACGGACCCGGCGGTCAAGGGGCTGGAGTGGGAGCTGGTGGTGAACCGGGCGGAGTTTGATGACGGCAACACCACGGACGGAGCGCGGACAGGCTCCGCGGACACACGACCGGGCAGCGGCGAGGGCCGCACGAACCCGGCGATCACGCGGACGCTGTCCGCAAATGAGAAGGGAGGAAACCCCATGTCTCTGTTGGAGAAGCTCAAGGCCCTGTTCGCCAAGGCGGGGGTGGCCGAGGAAGACCTGGCAACGCTGGATGAGGTCGAGCCGGCCGCCAATGCCGACGACCCGGGCGAGAAGCCGGTGGACCTGGCCGCCCAGCTCGACGCCGCGAACAAGCGGATCGAGGAGCTGGAGCGCGCCCAGGTGCAGACCAATGCCGAGCGCACCGCCGAGCGGGTCAACGCCATGGTGGATAGCCGGGCGGCCGCGGGTCGCGTGCGGCCGGCTGACCGGCCCGGTGTGGTGGCCATGGCCATGCACCTGGCGGGCAGCGGCTCGGTCAGCATCAACGCTGACGGCGCCACCAAGCAGGTGCCGGCGCTGGAGGCCTACATGGCCCAGCTCGACGCCGCGCCGGTGCAGGTCAACCGCGACAGCCGCGGCCTGACCTGGTCCGGGTCCGACGACCCGGATGCCGTTCCGCCGATGACCGATGAGCAGATCAATGACCTGCATGACAAGGTGTAGGGAACCCCGAGGAGGTGACCAGAGCAGATGTCTACCCAGTACGACCGAGTGAGTGAGAGCAACGATCCCGGACCCGGGCCGATGGCGGTAACGCTGAAGCGTGCCGTCGTCATGGCGGCCGCGAGTGTTGACCCGCTGGCCGCCGCTACCACGGGGATCATCCCGGCCGAGACGCCCATCGCGCCGGTGCCGGCGAGTGGGCTGTTCAAGCCCATCCGCCGCACCCTGGCAGATGGTGGCTGCACTACGAGCCAGGCGTCCGTGCCGGTGACGGACACCAGTATGTTCGCGGTCGGTGACGTGATCACCGTCAAGGCCCAGGCCACTCCGCTGGCGGCCGCGGCGGCTTGTGGGACCATCTCCAGCATCGTCGCCGGCGTGTCCCTTGAGCTGACCGGAAACTCGACCACTGCCGTTACCAGTGGCGACATCATCGAGGTGGCCGAGAACGCCCTCAAGGAGGATGCCTGCATTCTCCTGCACGACGTGGACCTGCGCAACGCCAGTGGCACCGCTGTTGACACCGGGGCCCAGGCCATGATCGCGGGCCAGATCGCGAAGGGCGCCCTCAACTACAACACCGCGAAGGGCATCAGCATCACTCGCCTGCGGGCCGAGATGCTGATCGACTTCGTGAACGTCAGCGCCGGCACCGTGGAATAGTGCACCCTAAGGAGGTGAACTGAACGATGAGCATCCCGTTTCTTCTTCAGCCACAGAACCTGCAGGGGCTGTACCAGTCGTTCGCGGACGAGGTTCCCAGCGTGCTGAGCCAGTTCTTCCCGGACATCCCGGCGACCGAAGCCGGCCAGCAGGTCCAGTACGACACGCTGGAGTTTGGCCGTGGCATCGCCAAGATCAACGTGCGTGGTGGGACCCCCAACGCGGTGGCGCCAACGAAGCGCGCGACCGTGGTGGGTCACTCCATCAACATGTCTGAGTCCATCTACATCCCGCCGCATGTCATCAAGGACCTGCGCGCCGCAGGCTCCAACACCACCAGTCCGGGCAGCATTCACATCGCCCGGGAGATGAAGCAGCTCCGCCTCCGCGTCGGTCGGCGCAAGGCCGTGTTCATGGGCCAGTGCCTGGGGACTGCTTCCGGAAACTTGAGCTTCACCCCGCCGGGCTACGCCTCGGCGGAGACGGTGAGCCTCAACTACCGGACCAGTTCCGACAACCACACGGTCATCGGCAGTGGCTGGGCGACAGCCACGACCGACATCCTGGCGAACATCCGGGCGGCGAAGAAGATCGTCGCCAAGCAGGGCGGGGCACGCCCCACCCACATGGTGATGAACAGCGCCACCGGGGAGTACCTGAGCTCGAACAACGGCATCTACGAGCTGCTCTCGGATGCCGCCAAGGCGCGCCTGCTGGAGGTTGGGTACCACTCGCGGCTGTGCGAGCTGGACATCGTCTACTGCGACGAGGACTGGATCAACGACGAGACCGGGGCCAGCACCATGATGATCCCGGACGCTCACGTCTCCATCCTGTCCGCGGACAACGAGGGGCGGGGCATGATCGAGTGCGAGCCCCAGGCCTTGGACGCGCCCCCTGGCCACCGTGGCATGTACTTCGAGACGATCATGGAGCCGCACATCAACCGCGGGGCCTGGATCGAGTACCAGTACGACGTCTTCCCGCTGCTGGCCCTGCCCGACCGCGTCGTGTTCGACACGACGGTGGCCTAAGCGGCTCATGTGGCATGACCGTCCCGGTCATGCATGGTAGACGGATGGACGGCGCATGACCGAGACGGCCATGCCACGAACGGCGGCGCCCTGGCGATGTGACCAGGGCGCCGGCTGCTTTGAGCCCGGGGTTTCCCCGGGCTGAATGGAGCCGCGCAGACTACGCCCGGCCCCAGGCCGGCGACAGGAGATGATGATCATGGCGGATCTGTGGGCCAGGGCCAAGGCGCTTGGTGAGCGACTGATCGCGACGGCTGACGGGCTTTCCGGGGCTGACTACATCGGGGCAACGGCCATCAGCGGGTGGGCCGGGGCGACGGTGCAGGCGATCCTCGAGAGCGCCAAGGCCTACGTGGACGCGCGCTCCAAGGTGCAGATGGCGCACCTGTTCGCCGGCGACCATACCGCCACCATCGACTCCTACGTCATCGGCATCGCCTCGGGAGCCGGGATCGTGACGCTGGCAGGGTTCCACTGCGCCGAGGGTGGCGCGGACGGCACGGATGCGCTGACGCTGGAGGGCGACATCCTGATCAACGGCACCACCGTGTTCAGCACCAAGCCCAAGCGGACCAAGGCGGCGGCCGATAACCTGGGCACCTTCGTGGCCGGGACCGGCATCACCGTCGGCGTCATCAACGCGGCGGCGCGGACCGTAGCCCTGGGTGACATCATCACCTTCGTCGGGACGCTGACGCGGACGACCCCCGAGGATGAGGTCGCTGACGTGACGGCGATCTGCGAGATCACGTACCCGTAGCGACGCAGTCGCGCTGACGGCAACGGCTGGCAAGCAGGGATGCTTGCCCCACGCGCCCTACGGGCGCAACGACGGATCATGAACGGGAGGGTCGGCCATGGCTTCGTTCGGGAGTGATGCACTGGTCGGGTGGGCGTCCATGGCCGACTGCGCCCGGCAGCTGCGGCGCGTGGAAGACTACCTGCAGCGAGATGCCACGGCCCTGGAGGCGGCGCTCAACAGCGCCACCGGGCGCGCGCAGAGCTGGCTGCGGCCACGCTGGCGCGAGGCCTGGCCGTTCACCACGCCCCCGCAGGAGATCCGGGACGCCGTGGCGCGGCTCGCGGTGTATGACGCGTGCAGCGGCTACGCCGTGGAGATCGCCAGCGCGAGCCTGATCGAGGGTCTGCGGCTGCGGGCGAAGGAAGCCCTGGAGTGGCTGAAGGCTGTGGGCGATGGGAAGGCCGATCTCGACCTGCCCAACCCGCCGGACGGGACACGCTGGGACCAGGCGCACGTGGCCGGTCCGCCGAGTGGGGAGTTCGGGCTGAGTTGACGGCGGGAGCCGGATGAACGGCGTGGTATGCGCTCCCTGCGGGAGCGGTAATCCCGGGGCTTCCGCCCCGGGCTATGTACGGCCGCCCCTCCGGGGCTAACGGCGACGGGGGGGTGATGGCATGGACATCGAGGGGCTGGGGGCCGTCACCCGGGCGATCGGGAAGCTGGAGCAACTGGCCAAGACGCCCGGCGCCATCCTGACGGACATCGGCCTGGTGGTGGAGCGGGCCATCCGGCGCGCATTCTCGGCGAGCCAGGCCCCGGAGATCGTGGCCACGGTGACCGACGGCAAAGCTGAGGAAGCCGCCGGGGCCCCGTGGGCGCCGCTGGCCGAGAGCACCATCCGGCGGCGCAGGAACCGCGACAAAGGCAGCATCAGGATCCTGCGCGACACCACCACCATGCAGCGCAGCATCTCGCACATCGTCACCGGGGGCGCGGTCAGGGTCGGCACGGGGGTCGAGTACGGCAAGTGGCACCAGGGCGGGACCAAGCGGATGCCGGCGCGGCCGTTCGTGGGGTACGACGAAGAGGATGAGCAGACGTTCTTCCGGGTGGCGATACGGCACCTGGAGGCCGTGACGCGGTAGGGCGACGGTAGAAGGGGCACGGAGGTGCGGCGCACGGAAGTCGCGAGTGCAACTCGCTCCCACCGTGGATGACGCGGCGTGGTTGCGGTGCGTCGGCTTGGGTGCTCACGTATACGGCCGGAGCGGCACGGGTCCGCGCCCTACAAACGGCGGACTGACTGAGCGGGATGGGAGGCAGGGCGTGGCTTACGATGCGGACATGCTGGACCGGATCACTGACCGGCTGGTGACGCTGCTCGCGACCAGCCCTGACCTGTCCCGGGGGCTCGACGGGCGCGTGGCCGTGAACAAGGGCCTCGCGCGCCAGGGCCCGGAGGTCTGCGGGGTGTACGTCTGCCTGGCCAAAGTGAGCCAGTGGGGCTACGTGGTCGGCGGCGAAGCCGTGGAGATGCGGGCGGTGTGGGCGGTGACGGTGGCAGCGAAGCTGGCCGGGGACCCGGCGGCGCTGGAGCGGACCGTGGCCACGCTGGTGGCCAATGCCAGCACGGTGATCCTGCGGCACATGGGCGACAACGGGTACTGGACGACGGCGCAGCTGCTGCCCACCGAGCTGATCAACATCCGCGAGGAGACCGACCAGCGCTGGGAGACGGTGACCATCCCGGTGGAGATCGCCTGGGACCTGTACGAGTGAGGAGCGCGGCCATGGATGGTGAGCGCTGGGAGCTGGTAGACGACTTTGAGGGGTACGCCAAGGGGCAGGTGCTGCCGGCCGCGCAGGTGCCCAGGTACCTGCGGGCCTACCCGTACATGATCCGGCGGGCGGGGACAGGCGAGGCGCCGACGGATGCCGAGCGGTACGCGGCCCGGAGGGCGACGGGTGTGCCGTCCCGTCCGTCGTCCCCGGTTGAAACCGGGGACTATGGGAGCGTCCAGACCGGAACGGTCTGGACGCCAAGCGCCCCTGCGGGGCGCACGAACATTGACGACACGGAGACTGAGACGGCGCCGGCGGGCGAGGCCCCCGAGCCACAGGATGATGATGAGCGGCACATGACCCCAGGAGCTGCGCTCCTGTAGACGGTCATGCCACGCACCGGCCATGATGGCCAGAGAGAGGATGATGACTGATGGCCGCTCCATGGGTTGGCCTCAACCAGGCATTCCAGCACAGCATCGCCGGCGGCGCGACCCCGGCCTACGTGGCCTTTGACAAGGTGCTCGGCGGGAACCTGGGCCCCACCGGCGGGGAGCTGCAGAGTGACGTGGGGATGGGCGGCCAGGCGAGCACCTGGCGCGGCCCCTACGGCGTCGCAGGGTCGGTCAACGGCCAGGTGCAGACGCTGGGGCTGTTCGGCAACATCATCCCGGCGACGGTGGATGTGCTGCCCGCGGTGATCGCGCTGATCCAGGGTGGCCCGCATACCGACGCCAGCGCGGGGCGCGAGCACGCCACCTGCTACCTCACCAACAGCAAGCTGAGCGTGAGCAAGGGCGGCGTGCTGCAGTACGCGCACTCGTGGATCGCGCTCACCGAGGCAGCCTGCACGATCGACCCCGAGGACAAGCAGACCGTCGCGGTCTACCCGTGGCACAAGGTGGTCGTGGAGCTCGACAGCGCGGCCTACAAGCTGCAGAGCCTCGAGCTCGAGCTCGCGTACGACGCCACCACCGAGACCAGCTGCGACGAGAAGACGGCGGGCAGCGAGCGGGCCCCGGAGTGGGCTGAGCCGGGCATCCTGACCGCGAAGCTCAAGGCCTCCATCCGCGTCCCGCTGGCGCTCACGAACGGGTTCCTGTCGGATGTGGTGGACCGGTTCGCGCTTAGCCTGGTGGCGAGCAACACGGCCACCTCGCCGGCGACGTTCACCGTCGGCGGCGCGGGCAACGGCTGGGCGCTGGATGCAGACCCGATGCCGATCGTGGCGGGCAAGGACCAGGTGCTCTTTGAGATCCAGGCGAGCGGCGACCCGAACGACCTGGCGCTGGTGACGTTCGCGTATGACGACGGGGTGGCATAGTGAATGCCCCGACGAGCGACCCGGGTTGAAACTCGGGGGCCTGCGGCCAGGAAGCCCTGACGGGCTTGTAGATGGTAGGAGATGCGGCGGCGGGCGTGGGAGACCACGTCCGCTGTTTTCGTATGCGGGGACGGGGCGCCTGAGCGATGTGGTGCAGAAGGACGCCAGGGGTTGAAACCCCTGGCTTGGGGGCCCCAGACCGGAACGGTCTGGATGGCCAACCGCCCCCAGGACGCTGCGCGTCCTGTACGGGGCGGACGGATGTACGGAGATACGACCGGAGGGATGGGCATGAGTGACGACATGGGCGGGCAGACTGATGCGACTTTGGGGCTGCACTCGCGGACGGTGATCGTGGGCGGGCCGGCGCAGGTGGCCCTGGTGCTGCGGCCGCTGACGCTGCGGCAGCAGCGCGACCTGGGCAACGAGTTCCGGGCCGCCGCGGATGACCTGGCCTACTCGGAAGCGGTGATCCACGCCAGCGCCCAGCGGGGCGGCTTCGCGGGCGACCGGGCTGCCATCGGTGAGCTGCTGGAGGGTGACGACCGGCTGCGCTGCGAGGCGGCGATGGACGAGATGCTCCCTTTCACGCTGGAGAAGCTGCGGGAACGGGAGGAGCGGGCTCAGGCGGCGGTGACCCCGGAGCTGGTGGCGCAGGTGATGCGGTCGCTGATGCCGCAAGCGCAGCCCGAAGCTGGGGACGCTGGCTCTGGCGACTGATGCAGCAGATGCACTGGACCCCGGACCAGGTCGCGGACCTGGACACCGGGCAGGTGATGGAGTTCGCCCGGCAGATGGGCCTTGACGCGCAGATCGAGGAGCTCCGCGGACGGGTGGCCAAGGGGGAGATCAGCCCTGAGGCCTTCGCCGCCGGCGCCGCAATGATCATCGAGGAGGGGTAGGGCGGCGCGGCTGCAGGGCGGTCGCCCGGGGTTGTCGCCCGGGGTTGAACCCAGACCGCGGGCGGTCTGGTCGGTCTGATGGGCGCGAGCGCCGCGCGCCCCTCAGGGGCGCGTACGAAGACGGCACGGCGCCGCAATGATCATCGAGGAGGGCTGAGCATGGCCGGTGGCGGGCGTGACTTCATCGTCAGCATCCTACTCAAGGCAACCGACCTCGCCAGCCCGGTGATGGGTGGCGTGAGCAAGGAGGCCCAGGCGCTGGGTGGGGCGGTCAAGGGCGCCGGCATGAGCACCCAGGCGATGGGGGCAACCATGTCGGTGGCGGGGGGGGCCATTGTGGGGTCGCTGGTGGCGAGCGCCAAGGCGGCCACCGAGTACGGCGGCAAGCTCATTGACATGTCGGCCCGGACCGGGGCCAGCGTCGAGGCGCTGCAGGAGCTGGGGTACGCGGCGACGCTGACGGGGGGCAGCTTGGAGACGGTGGAGACCGGGCTCAAGTTCGTGCAGAAGAATGCCTACGCGGCCGCCCAGGGCAACGAGACCGCGGCGGCGGCATTCTCTGCACTGGGTGTTGAGGTCGAGGACGCCAATGGCAACATGAAGAGCGCCGAAACGCTCTTCACTGAGGCCGGGAACGCACTGCGCAACGTGGACGATAGCGCCACGCGGACGGCGCTGAGCATGGCGGTCTTTGGCAGGTCCGGCACCGACCTTATCCCCATGTTCACAGACGCGGGAAACACGCTGGATGGGTTCCGTGAGCAGGCCCGGTCGCTTGGGCTGGTGATGAGCGAAGAGACCGCGGCGAAGATGGACGACGCGGGCGACAAGATCGACGCCAGCATGGCCAGGATCAAGATGAGCGGGACCATGATGGGGGCCACCGTGGCCCCGGTGCTGGCGGGACTGGTGGAGAAGGCGGCGGGGATCGTGGGCAAAATCACGGAGTGGGCGAACGCGAACCCGGCGCTGGCGGAGACCCTGGGCAACGTGGCGTTGCAGGGCGGGGCTGTGATGACCGTGTTCGGGCCGATGCTGATGGCGCTGCCGTCCCTGTCGGCGGGCTGCAAGACGCTGGCGGACGCCCTCACGCTGACGAACGTGGCGGCGAAAGCAACGACGGTTGCGGGTTGGGCGAAGAGCGTCTATGGGGCTGTTGCGGCGGGGTACGCTTGGGCGGTGGCGAACACGGCGGTGGCGGTCTCGTTCTCGCCCGTGCTGGTGGCGATCGCAGCGGTGGTGGTGGCGCTGGGCGCGGCGATCCTGATCTGGAAAGAGTACAACATGGCGGCCGAGACCAGCCGCCTGAGGAAGCAGACGAAGGAGACGGAGCAGCGGTCGGATGAGATGGCCGCGGAGCGGGGATGGACCCGGAAGAAGGACGGGACCGTCGTCAAGCCCGCGGCGCGGGCAAGCGGCGGTCCGGTGCGGGCGGGGACGCGGTACCTGGTGGGCGAGGACGGGCCGGAGCTGATGGTGCCGGCGTCGGATGGGACCATCATTCCGAACGAGGACCTGAACAAGCCGCTGTCGTACCGGCAGCGGCGGTTCGATGGCAACGCCAGCACCGCCGGGAACCGCCCCAGTGGGACGTACACGGCCAGCATGTGGGCTGACCAGGGCTCGGCACTCGCCCTGCAGCGCGAGTGGGCGGCAGAGGCCCCCTCGGCGCGGCGGGGGATGCCGGATGTGAGCGGGGCGGTGTCGCGGCTGGCGCCACTGGTGGCGCGGGTCGGGGAGCAGGCGATGGCGCAGGAAGCCGCGGCGTCGGAGCGCAAGGCGACGAGCTCGCGGTCGGGGGGCGGCGACAACTACACGGTCAACGTGTACGGCCCGGCGCTGGGGGACAGTGGCCTCAAGCGGCTGATCGGGGACGTGGTGCGCGAGGTGCTGGAGGCGGAGAAGTACCGTGGGATGGCGATCGGGACGGCGTAGCGCTGGGGACGGCGTAGGCGCGGGGTTGGCGTAGGTGGACGAAGTAGGCGGACGAAGCGGACGAAGGGTCGCCCCGGGTAGAGCCCCGGGGTTGTCGCCCCGGGGTTGTCGCCCCGGGGTTGTCGCCCCGGGTTGAAACCCGGGTCTCGGGGGCGGCGAAGCCGCCGAGCGCCCCAGGACGCTTCGCGGCCTACGGGACGCGGGGCGGATGCACGGCAACGGGCGCACGAAGACGGGGGAGATGGAGGCAGGGATGACGACCTTTGCGATGCAGCAGAATGGCGACGGGCTCACTGTCCTGCAGAGTGACTGCACCGACAGCGCCACGAGCCTGACGGTGGTGGACGGGTCGGGGCTGCTGTCGCCCGGGTCGGGCGAGTGGGCTTGGCTGGTGCTGTGGGACCGGGCGCAGGGCGAGGACCCCAACCAGGACAGCAGCATGGAGATCGTCAAGCTGACCGCGCGGAGCAGCAACACGCTGACGGTGGTGCGCGGGCAGGACGGTACCACTGCGGCGGCGCACGGGGCCGGTACCAGCGTGGCGCGGCGGGTGGTCAAAGCGGACCTGGACGAGTGGGCGGCGGCGATCAACGCGCGGCTGGTGGCGGCGGACGGTGACGACGGGACGGTGACGGTAGTCACGGCGCTGCAGGACAACAGCGGGAGCCTGGAGTACAAGAGCCGGGCGCTGACGGTGGCGGACGGGCAGATTACAGCCATCGGGGCGGAGAGTAGCTGGACGACGGTGCCGACGGTGTAGGGCGCGAGGACTTGACTCTGCGGGGCCTCCTGAATAGGCTTGTGGGGACGGAACACACACAGGAGGCGGTACCCGTGAGACTGACAAGCCCGATGGGGCGGAAGACCATCCCTCTGCTGCTGGCGTACCTGCTGGGTGCGCTGACGGCGGTGGGCGTGTTCGAGGTGCGCATCTGGCAGCACTGGCAGAAGGTCGCCAGTGAGGACACGACGGAGGCGAAGCAGCAGGCTTCCGCTGACGTGGCCCGCGCCAGGGCTGAGGTCCCGTGGGTCATGTTGGGGTCGCCCTTCGCTGTCTCGCTGGTGGGTGGCGGCACGGCCACGGGCGCGGTTATGCTCAGGGGTAGCGCCGTCAAGGTGGTCGACGGAATGAGCATCAGGGAGGTAGACGTGGCGCAGGTCGCGGCCATCAAGCGCATGTAGCGCCCCACAACGAGACGGCACGCAACACACGCGCGCAGAGCCCCGCTGACGGTTAGCGGGGCTCTGTCCGTTTGGAGGCCATGATGATCATTGGGGGAGCGCTCGGCAGTAGTGGTCTTGCGGGGGCGCTTCCCGCAGGCACCTCTGACGGGAAGTGCAGGACCGCCGTGGAGCTGTCGCAGGCGTGGAGCTGCAAACTCAAGCTGCGCAACCAACACGACGGGGTGACCCTGCACTTCGACGGCATGACACCTGGGCACCCGACGCCCACCACCGCGAACACGACCTCCCTCTCAGTGTCAAGCCTAAGCTGCGGCGCGTCGCTGGTCTTCGAGACGCAGTGTTTCTCCACCGCACAGACGCCCGCAGAGGGCGCCCCCCCCTTGGGACGGCAGTGGCAGGGGGCTTACTACGTCTTCAAGCTCACCGTCTCGGGACCCGGCTTCGGGAACACAGACTGGTGCCGCATCGGAGTGTGGGTTGCTGACGGGTGGATGACGCCGCCCTCGCCGGGGAGCGCGCTGGCGAGGCTCACGCTCTTCGGGCATGACGCGGACATCGACGTAGCCATGACGGTCTCCGGTCTCTACCGCAAGGAGGCGGTCACGCAGAACGGCCTGCCGACTGGCGAGGACCGGCAGCGGATGGACTATACCGACATGACCCGCGCCGGTGCGTGGTACGCGGACGAGGACAGCAAGGCCACCATCACGGCGGGCGGCTTGACCATCACGGGGGCACTCACCGGCGCGGGCGGCGAGCTGACCATCGGCGCGACCTGGGCACTCTCTGCGCAGTGGAACCAACTCCGGTACCCCTCGGTGGGGAACGTCTACGGGATCATCTCAGACCTGACCTTCAACGGCATCGCCGTTGACCTCTCGCTCCTGGACCTCTACTACAGCGCCAGCGAACAGGGGGCCACGCGCGCCCCGGACCAGACCTCCGCCAACTCGCGGCACTGGTCGCGCTACAGCGCCGACGCCGACAGCTACATCTGCCGCTGCCTCAATGACGGGGGCATCACCTCCCGCGTGGACGGCGCGGTGCTGAATTCCGCGCGCTCGTGGTCGGGCGCCATCTACCCGCCGACGCAGGCCAACTTCAAGCCCATCGACGGCAAGCACACCGACGCCGCCAGCTACAGCGGCATCCAGTACACCACGCCGGTCCTTGAGTGGACCTACACCGACGGGGCCTGGGTGAGCAGCCCGAAGGTCCTGACCGGCGCCGAGAGCTACACGGAGCAGCGCCGCTCGTGGCTCTTCGCCCACGAGTGGCAGGTCTTCTCCAGCCTGACCGGCTGGTACATCGACCTCGACGATGACTGGCGGGCCGCCAACGGGGAGGACGTGGGGGGCAGCAACGCCCGGCACAACGACGAGCGGTGCGCGATCCTGTGCCACCCGCGGGACGCCGACAACGACGACCGGAAGTCGGGCACGGAGCCCTGGTGGGGGCCGATGGTGGTTGTGGCGCACGTGGCCTCTCTGGACCTCAACGACCCGCCGGGCGTGGCCTCGCGGCCCTCTCTGTGGACGGGCGGTACCGGCGTCACGGTGGACGGGGGCGACAACGACGCCTGGACGGTGGCGGCCTCCACGGTCGCCCCGACGGTGACGCGGGATACGGAGACGCGGCGGCTCCTGCGCGAGGCGGCGCTCGAAGCGGCGATGGCCGACCCGGAGTGGTTCAACCCCATTTGGCTGATCCTGACGAAAGCCAACTGGCCCGGCGACACCGGCGAGAACCCGGCCTGGGCAACGGCGGTGCCCTACGAGGACATTACCGACCTGGGCGCATTCAAGTACCTGAGGGTCGGGTTGGTGGCCCCGCGCGCGGGCACGGTGACGCTGGTATGCCACTACACGACGCCGGCGAACAGCGACAGCGCCACGACCTGCCGTGAGCACCGGGAGATTGAGGTCACCCGGACCACCCACACGCTGACCCTGAGCTTCGACGTGGTGTCCGGCGCGAACAGCGTCCTCCTCGACTACGGGACGCCAGCCGAGGGGGCCTGCCCGGTACAGGCGTTGCGGCCGGACCTGGTGACGCGGTGGGAGTGGAAGCTTCCTGACGCCGGCGGGGCCGATGAGGAGTGGGCGCTGACGGCGTTCGAGGTGCTACAGGACCCCGGGGAGACCGGGCGCGCGGAACCGACGCCCCACGCCCTGCACCGCTACAAGCGCTCGTGGGACTGGCCCTCGGGCAACTGGGTGGGCTTCCTCGGCCTGCACGACGGCTGCCTCACGCTGGAGATTGACGACGGCACCCGGCACGTGGACAGCGAACAGTACGGGATGATGTACATTCGCGAGCTGAACCACTGCCCGCTCAGCACGGCCACTGGGACCCTGCACTTCGCCAAGTCCCTGGTCGCCCTGCAGGACGAGATCAACATGCGGGAGGGGTACACGACCAGCACGTACCCCAAGCCCGAGGACAGCACCCACAACAAGGACGGCGACGGGGCGATGCTCAAGGGCGGCTTCAACTGGTGGGAGGTCCGCCACGCGCACCACTTCGAGGACAGCGCGCAGATCACCGGCTGCGTGGCCGCCGGGTACTGCGACCTGGTGGCGGGGATCGAGCAGGACGTCTGGTTCTACGCGATCCCGCAGGGTATGCTGACGGGCTTGACCACGAACCGCGCGGGGACGGTGCGAGCGCGCTCGACCGGGACGGTGGTGGGGCAGAAGAGCGCCGACAGCGGGGCGACGTGGCAGGCGCTGGGGACGGACGTGCCGGACGAGCATGGGCGGTATGAGATCGGGCCCGTGCTGGAGAAGGACCGGCTGTACCGGATCACCACCAACCCGAGCTCGACCGAGGCGACCAACCGCGAGTACAGCTGGCGGCAGGGGTACGTGATCCACCCCCCACGGAAGGGGCCATGTGGCGTGAACTGCGACCCAGGAACCGGGATCCCGGGCTATGCCTGGGTGGACGCCGACGGCTATGTGCAGTGGAACCAGATCGTGGATGGGATCAACGTGGCGGGTACGGC